CTGAAGATCATTTGGGATCTTGTTTTCTTCAAACATTCCCATTGGTGATTTACAGGTATTCTCTCCGTTGTTTACTGTCTCAAAGACATATTCTAGAGTACCGTCCTCTTGCTTGATAACTTTACCAAACAAGACTATAGAAAACAGACCTTCTAAAGTCAGAGCATTATCAATCATCTTACCGATTGTCTTTGCCTTTACCTTACGATGGCCATTGACATCAGTTGAATCTTCTGAATGGGTTAAGAAAAACACATACAAATCATCTCTCAGATCTTTTGGCATTTTAGCAACCTGAGCCAGGTTAGAAGCTATCTGAGTGAATTTATCATAGCCTTTTTCATTTGCCCTATCAAAGTATTCAAATGAACTCATATACTGCCAGTCATCAATAACTAAGTTCTTGATATGTGGCATATTATCATTAACATGATTCATTGCTTTAATAATTCCTGCGGAACTAGAAGCTGAAGTCATATTACCCTTAGGATTTTCTTTGGATATCTGAGTATACTTACTCTTCCATCCTTTAAAGGGTAACGGTTTGTTAGCAATGTTGATAATAAAAGTCTCTTTAGGATCAAGGTTCCTAATAGAAGTTGATTTACCAGAGCCTGATTCGGCTATAATTAATGTGCTTTGCGCCATTACTTGTTTAGTTTTTCATTTATACTCAACAGTGCTTTCTCAATACCAATCAATACATCTACAATAGATCTTTCATCAGGACTTGGGAGATCCAAAGCTGTCTGTGTATTAAAAGCATTGGTCTCTTTATTCCTGGTAACAACATCATTGATTGCTATCAGATCCTTAACCGGAACAAGATGTCTTTCAAATCCGGAACTGGATGTGACAATCTTATATTTGCTCCAATTAGGGTTGTGCTTAAGCAAATATAATGTTCTTTTTGGATCCTCGGAATCATAATCTATACTCACAAATTCAGTATAGATATCACTTTCTTTCTGTAATTCACTGGGAAAGAAACTAATGTGTAAGTCATCCATACCCACTGGTCTATAAGCCATCTTGGGAATGAATAGTGCATTGATATTACCAATAGTCTGGAAGTAATCTTCATGCTCTTCTCGCAGAGCTGCTACTTTTTGTTTTCTTTCTACTGGGCTCATCTTCTTTCTTGTGTTAAAGGTGTTTCCATTTCATGTATTTCCATTTTTTCAAAAGCAGCTTTGAAGAAACTCATGCGAGTATCTCCATTACGTGCTTTTAAGAAGTGCAGAACTAATGTTCTGTCATCTTCTATAATATATCTATCAGGGCCATAGAATCTAATCTTCTGTTTAGCTGGCCTATTGATACCAATCAGAGTATCAGCATGTTGTAACATAGCATCTGAACCAAAGATGTCAGACTCAAGAATATAGTTTCCATACTTGCCATCTACAGCTCTATCCGGATTGTCTATATTCCTATTAAGCTGTGACATAGCAATAAACAAACAAGGATAATCTCTTTTACACTGAGTAAAGAACTCACCCAGCTCAAAGAGCATATCTAATGTACTATGTTGGTATGGCGCTCTCTTAACAAGTATAGTATGATCTAAAGTAATGATTGTCTTTTTACCCTTATGATAGTTCATATACATATCAATCTGATCCCGCATCTGGTTAACAGACATAGGCTTCGATATGACATCTACAGGGTACTTAACTCTATCTTTAGCATACTGATGACACTTATTAAGTATGTCACTGCTTAGTGTACTACCAGCAGAACATAACTCTTTATAAGTTTTACCAGTGATAGAACTAAACTCTCTGATAGCAGAGGTTCTACCAACCATCTCAAACTGAAACTCTAATACTCTAAAGTTATCTTCAGGATTAAGAATGAAAGACTCACGAACCATCTGATCTTTCATTAAGGTTTTACCTGCACCTGGTCTTCCGCCAATAACAGTAAGTGTATTCCACTCTAAACCATCAGTAGTAGCATCATTGAACTTAGGCCATGGGGTATAGATTGATTTCTCTTTACCGGTTTGCCTATTAAGCATATACTTAAGAGCATCCTGGAATGCGGTATGTTGCCCATTCCAAGCCTGTTCAATGTTACTCATACTACCTTCTCTTTAAAGTGTTCTTCTTCTGTGGTTACACCATCCCGAATCATATCACAGTAGTCAGCTAGCTTAGAGGTCTTAACCTTATGCTTATCTTGCTTGGATATAAAGTACTGACTATTCTGCATATACAGATATTCTTTATCTCTGTATTCATTGACATACATCCGAGTAGCTTGTAAAATCTCTGTCCATGTATAATCATGTTCACTAAAAAACCATCTAAAGTTTTCAGTTAAGATCTTTACATTGTTACGGGCAGGTACCCCACTAGGTAGCTTACCTGCAGGAAATATTTCACGATACTGCTTGATAGCTGTAACCCCATCAACACCAATGAGCTCATTTGTAGTTTTCTTTTTCTTTATGGAAAAGTAATTATCTAACTCATTGATAACCTTTGAGCCCTCTGCTGTGATTTTATTATCTTTTAGATATCCTTGTTTTCTTAAAGCATCTAAATCAAACTCAGTATATACAGAAGGAGTTACCTTATTATGTATGCTAAAGAGTAGAAGACATTGATTTGGACTCAGATTTAAGCGATCCATCTTCCGGAATAGTTCCCACATAGTTTTCTATTTTTCTTAGAATTAAGTTATAGATACCAATAAACTTCTTATCAACCTGTAGATACTGTTCACATCTTCGGATTGAATGAAGAATGGTATGATGCGTCTTCTTATTAAGATATAAACCAATATCAGTTTTACTATACCTCAGCTTATAAAATGCAATGTGAGTAAAGTAATGCTGATATGTTATAGCTGGCTCTTTTCTAGTCTTGAAGCTCATGTCCTTTAATACATAAGGATGTTGTTCTACAGCTACCTCAATAATAATTCTATGAAGATCTGGAAGACTAAGAACCTTTGGTCCTATATCTTTATTCTTTAGAGCTAAAGTTATAGAGTATCCATACTTCTTATTAATGTCGTCAACAAAATCATGTAGATCTTTTGTGAACTTATCAACAATGTCAATAGCTTCTTCATGTTTTACCATTGGATAGTAGATTTATTCTGTGCTTCTAACATTTCATTTATTCTTATAAACAAATTCTTAGAGTCCCATACACCACCTTTATATGCAGCTGCTGCAGGATGTGGAACTTTTAAAATCTGTGTATCTTTTAAGATAATTTCAAACTCTTCAGCTTTCTTACCAAGAAGAACTGTAATTAAATCACTCCGTTTGTTTAACTCTTTGCAGAGATAATGACTGAAGTCACGCCAAATACTATAGTGTGATCCAATCTTTCCTACTTGGACAGTAAGAGCTGTATTTAACATTAACACCCCTTGCTTAGACCATCTGCTTAAATCACAATCTCGTGTAGCATTAGGATACTGTCTTTGCAGCTCATTGAATATGTATCTCAGTGAGGGTTGTTCTTTGTTAGTCTTAGAACAACTGAAAGAAATACCATCAGCTACATCTAACTGAGGGTATGGATCCTGTCCAACAAAGATAACGTTTACATCTTTATATGGACAGGCAAGGAATGAGTTAAATATATCCTTATACTTAGGGGTAAACCGGTTACCCTGCTCTACTTGCTCTACAAGCTTGACAATAATATCATCAAACTTAGAAGACTGCAAGTATTCATGTATGAAAGTCCAATCAGTGTCTTCAAATAAAGACACGTAGTGATCTTTCTTATCTTGAATGTTAATCATAAAGTGGTATCTTTGAGTAAATACTTAGTCATGGCGGAAGATAATAAGACAATTACATATGACTTCTCAAAAAATATTGAGAATCTAAAAGTCAATACTAGCTTTATCATGGGATTAGAAAATCTGCTCATGTATTTTATTACTGAGCTTGTTGAGGACCCTAAGACAATTCCTGATACTTTTAGAAAATTTGAGGAGATCATTGGTGGTAAAGAACCAGAACTCTCTCCTCTAGAGACTCATATGTATACAATCTTTGCTTTGCATCAGATGTTCAAGTATAATGCTATTGATCAAAAGCTTCATAAGGAAGTTGAGATGAAAGTTTCTAAAGAAGAACTTAAAGAATCACTCAAACTAATCCTGGAGGGAGATAAAGAGTCAGCATTTAAAAAGATGGCTGAGATTGACCAAGCTATGCGGAGCGCACTATCTTAATTGCATTCCATTAAAATCTCCAATCTCAATACAAGCCTGTATAACAAGGCTAAGCTCTGAGCTATCACACTTGCTAAAGGATTTGCAGTACTCTGTACCATTTTTAGTAATACATAGCCCGGCTTTTCTTTTTACTTGTAGTTTAGTTTCTTCAAAGGTATAGCCTATCTCATTTGCTATTTCCCTGCACATGGCATGAATCTTGGCAAGCTGAGCATTACTACCCTTACCTGTATTTAAACTTACAAATATTTCTACTCGAGTATCATCAGGGAACTCACTAAGAAAGTTCTTATATCTTGTTTCCTGGGCTTTTATAGGGAAGTGAACTTCACCTTGCTTGATTATAGCATTAGCAAAGAAATCACTTTTCATTCATACACTCTTTGGTTATACTGCGTATAGCAAATATAGTAATGACCAGACTCGCTATAGCAATAAATAAGCTTAAGCCTATTGTAAAAATAATAGGCTGAGCTTCTACTAAAAATGTTTTCACTGATTCCATTTAGTTGTAAGGATCTTATATATTAATATAAGAAAGTTTGATTGATAACCTACTTATAGCGGATCTCATCTTTTACATAAATAAAAGAATGCCCGCATCTCTCACAGTATGCTTCATCTTTAGTACGGAGAAGTTGTTTATTCAAACAACTTGGACATGTTTCTTGTACAGGAAAGAACTGTTCTACAGCAGGATCATCTTGTTCCTGCTGTAGACTTTCCATATAAACTCTTTTCATCATTCCCATTACTCTCCCCATTTATTGCGATTAATAATTAGTGAGATGATAGAGTAATTAGAGATGTCGAGCCAGCTATCTGTTATGGGCTCGTTCTGAGGTTTTACATGCTTCCACAGCAGGTTTAGCATCCTCTCCATCTTATCACTCATACGAAGCCATATATTCTGCAGGCTCATGGTTTTGTTATCCTCTTGTGACATGTCTCTACCAAGAGTGATATTACGGGGCCCGTAGTCCAACATCTTTTTAGCAAAGAGTTCGAGCTGTTCAGCTTGTATATCTCTGAAGGCTTCCAGTGTCACAGGATATTTTTCTTCCACTATTTCTAGTGGTGTGCGGTTGTCTTGCTCTACCATGATTTAAAAGTATCAGTATGAGTGTTATAAAACTTAAGACCCCTGCTATTTAGAGTTCTTAAAATTCTATTGTAGGCATCTTTCTCTTGACCTTCACTGACTCTTTCTTTAAGTAAGTCAATGATATCACGGAACCTGTCAATATCTCCATAAAGTCCTTTGAGTTTCATAGAATTTATATGTCTCTCAAGATCAGTTACAACTGTATTTAGATAGGCAACTTTAGTTTTAAGTTCTCTGTTGGCATTCTGCAAGTTATTATTTTGCTCAGCCAACTCAGAGTTTAGTGATCTCTCTGAAGAGTCTTCAGGAATATCATTCTCATATTCCTTAAGACAATCATTGTATTTCTTAGTGAACTCTAGATCATTGTTCAAACGGTAGTCCGCATTTTTAAGATACCGTGCAATACAAGAGTGACTCTTATTAATAGATCTGCCTATCTCTGTTACTCTTAGAGAATAAGATTTAGCAATACCAGAGTATACACTACGAGCAGCAAAGATTACAGGATCGTTGCTATTACTATCAAGATCCACTTTAAAATGCCTGTTGACTATGTTCTTTAGTAGGATGTTATCCATCTTGTTTTAATTAAGGTTTAAACTTTAGAACTAATAAAATCCGTTAGGACTTTAAGCTTTGCTTTTGAAATATTCTTAGTATCCTTAGATATTTCATTATTGACAGATACTATAGATTGCAAATTATCTCTTTCAGCTCTAAGTTCTCTGTGACTGAGACTAGCGAGCCATATTCCATAATCTTTTAAGATCATAGCTTAGATATTTACGTATTTGATTTTGTTACTATCAAAATTCTTGAGAGCTGTATTGACCCAGTGCTCATCAATTGTGTCTTTATAACATAAGATATGACAGGTTGCCCTATCATCTGGATTTAATCTGAGCAGTCTACCAATCCTTTGAGATGTTTTTCTCTCATTACCATAAGCATGCATTATAATGCCTTCTTTTAGATTAGGTATACTTACACCCTCAGATAACTGTAGAACACAAGAGAGTTTATCTATTCTACCATCACTAAAGAGTTCCAAGTTATGATCAGAGTTAGCATTACCAGAATGATAACTATGACTACACATTCTATCAGCTTGATCCTGTGTATTAGCAAAAACAATACACTTATGATCTACACTCTTTAAGAATGACTTCACATATTCTTCTTTAGTAGGATATGACATGATGCTTCTCATCCGCATGATAGATGCAAACTGAGTTTGCTTAGGTGTGTTAGCTGTAATAACACGCTCTGTGCAATACTCATAGTCTTTTTGTTCTGACGTAAACCAGAAACCACCTTGTTTATTCTTCTTCTTGAATGTCTTGAGTTTTGACAGACGAAGATTGTGCACTACGATTAGATAATCATTTAAGATTTTACTATCTGTAGCTTCATCTACCGAGAACTCAAACTTGATGGGACAATATTTGTTTACCATACGATACTTTGGAGAACTTCTTCTGCGAGGAGGTGTACCAGTTAGACCAACAATAGGTCCGTTGAATACAGATAGAAAAGTATTGTGTGATTCTAATAAGCTATGACACTCGTCAAGATACACTGTGTCATAGTCATGAGGGTTCTTCTTATTAAGGGATAGGTATGTAGTAAACTCAATGTGTTCGATCAACCTATCATGAACCTCTAATTTATTAAGCTCATCTATCCAGGATTCCTTGATAGATAACTTAGGTACAACCACTAGTAAGCTTTGTAAGGGATTGTAGTTTTTTAGTATATGTTGTATAGCAATACGTGTCTTACCAACACCCATTGATATACCTAAGCCGCATCTCTTATTCTGATTTAACAAATCTAATGCATAAGATTGTACATCTTCTCTACTCATCTTTGTTTCGGTTTACAATTTCAATTAACTTTCTTAAACACGCTAACTCTGCTTTTTCATAAGTATTAAATCCATCATTATCATAATGATTACCAAATCCATAAGCTTTATGTATAGTAGGATTCCACTTACCGTTTTTACCATCAGGTGCTTGTATTTCTGCTACGAGATTATACTTCTCTCTAAACCATCTAAAAGCTTGTTGGTATAGTGGGGCTGGTATTGACTCAACACAATCAGGATAATCATATTTAGTACAAGGTAAATCTAAAGTACCATCTGTATATTGATTATAACAAGACTCATCAAACCCTAACTCTTTCAAAGCTAAAGCTTGTTCATAAGGTATAAATTCATTTTTCATCATCTTCGTTTTTCTTGTCTTGATCCTTAAGGATATCCATAATAGCCAGCAGTGTTACAACAAAACCTGCAAGAGCCAATGCAATTACTAATGCTATGGGAATAGCTAAGGCAATTATTTTCATGATTGATATGTATTAGTAGCCGGAGCGGGACTTGAACCCGCACGAGCACAATGCTCAAGGGATTTTAAGTCCCTCATGTCTACCATTTCATCACCCGGCCTGGTACACCCACAAGGACTCGAACCTTGAACCCTCAGCTTAGAAGGCTGATGCTCTATCCAATTGAGCTATGAGTGCTTATGCTGAAGTATAACCGAGCAGTAAGCCAAAGATAAAAGATATGATCATTAGTATGCTCATAACGAATGCAGCTGTGCCTTTTTCTTCATCAGTCATTTCTCTTTGGTGTTAGATTCCAAACGCCTCATTTACTTGGTCTATTGTATCGTGATGACCACCACTCATCAGGTCGATGTGGAGGTTGTTTTTTAGATTCCAAGTAGCCCATACACCTAGTAAGATACTAATTGTTGCAAGAAAGACAACCATCAAAGTTTTAGCACTGAACCCCACTTTGTCTATAGCCTCGTCAATGTGGTCTTTTTTAGCTATTTCTACCTTCGGAAGAGGCTCTGACACTCTTGCTATGCGAACAATACTTTCCATTTGTAATACGAATACTACAAATGTAGGAAATATTTAGGAAAGAGAAGCAGCGCGCTCTCTGTCTTCATCTCTCTTTGGTTTTAAAGGTTAATTCTGGCAGTCTCCAAGCCTGTCACTACACAAGTAGGAAATTTAATTTTCGTTTCTAACCCCATCTCAAGGGCAAGGTTGAGAAAGTCTTGAGCCATTTCATAACGCAAGTCCCAAAACATTGAATTTGTTTCTGTTTCAAAACTCCATTCAAGGTCGTTGCCATTACCACTTTGGTCGTACCAAGTAGAAACATAACCGCTCATTGCTCTTTCACAAGTCTCCCCTACATGGGTGCTGATTAACGTCCTTGTTGAGTATGCAGCAAGTGCTTTGAACTCACCTTCAACTATGTAACTGCAACACTCGCTTTCTCCAATAAACTTTATCATCTCTCTTTAGTGTTAAAAGTGTTTCTCATACATTGCTAATAAACTCAGTAAGCACGTTCGCTCTTATGCCCTGTGTTTATTGAGGTTAACGCTATTTGATGTTAATTCTCATCTCTCTTTGGTGTTAAAGGTTTTATCAAAGCAATCTTCGTTATCTTCATACTTAACATAAAAATCTCTCCATTGCCCATCTGATTGGAACTGACACATCACCTCTTTCTCTTTCTCAAGCATTGATTCAGCGTGTTCAATAGCACATTCAAAGTATGGGTGCTTCTCATAGCCGTGCTCATCTTTTTCTTTTTTAAGCCATTCAATATGCTCTTGCATTGGTGTTTTCATCTCTCTTTGGTTTTAAAGGTTTTTATTTGGGGTTGAAGTTTGCTCAGAATCCCCACTTGAATAAGTGTGAAAATCTTTTCCAAACAATCTTGTTAAGTTTAACCTACCGAAAATTTTCTTGCCTATGTGTGCCGTATCAAGTGTTATCAGTCCTCCAATAATTAAGCAAAAAT